GTGTCCTCCGTAAAGGAACTAATAAAGTAAAAGCAATTCTATATGATATATCAGATGATTGCTCACTTAAAACAAAAAGAAATTACACTCTTAATCATTTTATAGAAAGAATTAAAATCTACAATGAAGAGAATTTTAACTATGAAATAATGTCAATTAATTTAAAGGAATAATATGGAAGACGATTTTTATGCATCACTAAAACTTAAATCGGGTGAAGAAATTTTCGCCTTAGTTGTGGCTTCTGAAGAAGAAAATAGAACTATGTTAGTTGTACATAACCCAGTAATTATAACTGCAATTAGAACTAAGGAAACTATAGTTGGATATCGTCTAGAACCCTGGTTAAAAACAACAAGAGAAGATATGTTTGTTATTGATATGGATAATATAATAACTTTATCAGAATCAATGGATCATGAGATGATAATGATGCATCAAAATTTTACTAAAGAATCTAATATTTTTTCTAAATCTAAAATGAATCGTAAAATGGGATATTTATCTGATGTAAATCAAGCTAAACAAGTACTAGAAAAGATCTATAATACTAAGGATACTAAAGATACAAATAATAAAAGCTAAGTCATATCCTTTGAACCCTGACAGAGTTAGTCTACATGTAATGTAATACCTTGTCAACTGGAACCAGAAGTGTTATAATATCTACATAATAGTGATAAAGACTTATGATAATGAAGGCGGGTATGGCTAAAAGAAAAAGGTCTGAGCACTATGTAAACAACAAAGAGTTTCTTGCTGCTTTAATAAGATATCAAGAAGATATAGAAATTGCTAAGATTAGAGATAATCCTAAACCTGTTATACCCAGATATATTGGTGAGTGTTTCTTAAAGATTGCTAATCACTTATCATTTAAACCAAACTTTGTTAACTACATGTTCAAGGAGGACATGATCTCTGATGGAATCGAAAATTGCGTTCAATACATACATAATTTTAATCCTGAGAAATCCAAAAATCCTTTTGCTTACTTTACGCAAATTATACATTATGCATTTCTCCGCAGAATACAAAGAGAAAAACGTCAATTAGAAATTAAGAATAAGATTATTGAGAAGTCTGGATATAATGAAGTGTTTGATGACAGCAATAAGATTGACGGAGACAACTTTTCTGAGTATAATTCTATTAAAGATGCTGTACATGCAAAACTTCGTAATTAATGAAAGTTGCAATTATAACTGACCAGCACTTCGGAGCAAGAAAAAATTCAAAACTTTTTCATGATTATTTTCTGAAGTTTTATAATGATATATTCTTTCCTACTCTTGAGAAAGAAGGTATTACCACTGTCATTGATATGGGTGATACCTTTGATAGTAGAAAGGGAATTGATTTTGCTGCATTGACTTGGGCCAAGGATCATTATTTTGATCGTTTAAGAGATATGGGTATTATAGTTCATACCATTGTTGGTAATCATACAGCATATTATAAGAATACAAATGATATTAATGCAGTTGATTTACTGCTACGTGAGTATGATAATATACAAGTGTATTCTGAAGTATCATCTATAATGGTAGGTGATTGTAATATTACTCTTGTTCCTTGGATTAATAGTGAGAATAAGGAGATGAGTGTAGCACTCATTAACAAGTCAAGGTCTCCTGTGTGTATGGGACATCTTGAATTGAATGGATTTAAAGCTACACCAGGTCACATGATGGAACATGGAATGGAGTGGGATATATTTAAGAAATTTAAAAAGACATTCTCTGGCCATTATCATTGTAGATCTAATCAAGACAATATCTATTATCTTGGCAATCCTTATGAGATGTTTTGGAATGATGTGGATGATGAGAATAGAGGATTTCATTTATTCGATACAGAGACACTAGAACATACACCAGTTAATAATCCATATAGACTTCATAAAATAATCTATTATAATGATCAAGATTATCAATTATTTGATGCACGGGAATTGGAAAATAAGATAGTAAAGGTAGTAGTAAGAAGAAAGTCTGATCAAATAAAGTTTGAAAAGTTTATTGATAAATTATATTCAGTTAATGTTGCTGAGTTAAAGATAGTAGAAAATTTTGGAATGTATGATGTAGAGGATTTTGAAGCTTTTGAATCTGAAGATACTCTTTCTATACTTAATAGGTATGTTCATGAATCAGAAATAGATTTAGATAAGTCTAGAGTTCAAAAGACACTTCAAGATATTTACCAAAAGGCATGTGAGATGGTATAATGTTTATACTTACTGTGGAGGGGAAGGAAAAGGAGGGTGCTTATTCAGTCGCAAATGAAATCGGAGAAAAAGTTCTCTACATTTTCGAGGAAGAAGATGATGCGGCTCGTTATGCTATGATGTTAGAGGATGAAGGATATCCTGATATGACTCTACTTGAAATTGAAGATGAGGTTATTATAAAAACATGTGAGCAAAATGGATATCATTATACAATTATTACTCCTAATGATATTGTCGTACCTCCTGATGTGAATGTAACAAATGATTTTATTTAAAAAAATAAAGTGGAAAAACTTTCTTTCAACAGGGAACCACTTTAGTGAAATTGAACTTACTAAAAATTCTACTACATTAATTGTTGGATCAAATGGGGCAGGAAAAAGTACTGTATTGGATGCACTTACCTTTAGTTTGTTTGGTAAACCCTTTAGGAAGATTAATAAGTCTCAACTCTTAAATTCTGTAAATGAAAAGGACTGTGTAGTAGAGGTAGAGTTATCAATAAATGATGTTGAATGGAAAGTTATACGGGGTATAAAACCAAATATATTTAAAATTTATAGAGATGATAATTGCTTAGACCAATTTTCTAATGCTAATGATCAGCAGAAGTGGTTAGAGCAAAATGTTCTTAAGATGAACTATAAGTCTTTTACTCAGATTGTTATTCTCGGATCTACTAATTTTGTTCCTTTTATGCAATTGACGGCCACTAATCGTAGAGAAGTTATTGAGGATTTGTTGGATATAAAAATATTTTCTTCAATGAATAATTTAATTAAAGATGAGATTAAAATTGTTAGAGATGATATAAAGACTTTAGAACTTAAGAAAGAATCTCTTAATGATAAAGTTAGTATGCAAACTAATTTTATTGAAGAATTGGAGCAAAGGCATAAAGGGAGAATAGAAGAAAAGAGGAAAAAGAGTAAAGCACTTGGTGATGAAATTTGTGCAGCAATGTTACTGAACGAACATAAAGAGGATCAGGTATTTGGATTTACTGAAGAGCAAGAAAAAGTAACAGGTGCAACAAAAAAACTTCGTGAGTTAGGAAACCTTAAAGGAAAAATCTCCAGTAGAGTATCAACGATTACCAAAGATCATAAGTTCTTTATAGAACATACGGATTGTCCTACCTGTGGACAAAGTATTGAGGAAGACTTCAGAATAAATAAAATCGCTGATGCTCAAACTAAAGCAAAAGAGTTGCAATCTGGTTATAAAGAACTGGAGCAAGCAATTAAGAACGAAGAAGAACGAGAGCGTCAATTTACTGTTCTATCAAAGGAGATTACTAAACTAACACATGGCATTTCTCAAAACAATACTCGCATTTCTGGATGTCAACGACAGATCGGGGATCTGGAATCGGAAATTCAGGGACTTACCTCCCAACTTGCAGACAGAAATACTGAGCATGAGAAGTTAGAATCTTTTAAGGATAATTTGGCAAAAACTTATGAAGCATTAGCTTCTAAAAAAGATGCCATTCAATACCATAACTTTTGTTATGGGTTACTCAAGGATGGTGGAGTTAAGTCTAAAATCATAAAGAAGTATTTACCACTGATCAATCAGCAGGTGAATAGGTATCTTCAAATGATGGATTTTTATATTAACTTTACATTGGATGAGGAGTTTAACGAAACGGTACAATCTCCTATTCATGATAATTTCTCATATGCTTCCTTTAGTGAGGGTGAAAAAATGAGAATTGATTTAGCATTGTTATTCACATGGAGAGAGGTTGCTAGGTTTAAAAATTCTGTAAATACTAATCTTTTAATAATGGATGAAGTGTTTGATAGTTCACTTGATGGTTTTGGAACAGAGGAATTCCTTAAGATTATTCGTTTTGTGATTAAAGATGCTAATGTGTTTATTATATCCCATAAGACTGGTATGGATGATAGGTTTGGAAATGTAGTTAGATTTGAAAAAGTTAAAGGATTCTCTAAAATGTCATGAAAATACTTGTTACTGGACATAAAGGTTTTATTGGTAGTCGTCTTTTTGATGATTTAAGATATGAGCAACGATATGGATATGGTGTAGAAGGATTGGATAGTCCAGATGATATTGGTAATTGGGTTGCTCCTTCTGGAATGTTTGCCGAGCATTATGATGTTATAATTCATTTGGCAGCCTTTGCTGCTCTTAGAGATAGTATTGATAATCCAGAAAAGTTTTGGAAGAATAATGTAGAGAAGTCAAAACCAATATTTGATTATTGTAGAGAGAATAATGTTAGATTATTATATGCAAGTTCTGCTGGTGCTCATGGATGGTGGCAAAATCCTTATGCTATAACAAAGAAAGCAAATGAACTTATGGCTCCACCCAATAGTGTAGGTATGAGATTTTTTAATGTATGGGCAGAGGAGAATAGTAGACCTGATATGTTGTATAGAATGCTTCAGGAGAACACTGCTAAGTACATTACAAGGCATAAAAGAGATTATATCCATGTGAATGACGTAGTAAGAGCTATTGCATATCTAATGAGTAGTGAGTATATTGGTCCAATTGATATTGGAACTGGAGAAGCAATTTCTGTTCAAAAATTAGCAGAAGCAATGGGAAGACCAAATCTTCCTGTAAAGGAAAATACACCAGGTGAACCAGACAGTTTATGTGCTGACACAAGGGACTTGCGTAAATTGGGATGGTTCCCTACAATAAATATTATGGATACATTTAAGGAAAATGCCTAAACCCGTTGACATGTCTGATGATTTCAGAAAAAATGGGTGGGAATACTGTAAGTACTTAATTACAGATCCTAGAAGTGACCGTTATCTGAGGAAGACCGATGAAAGTTCCGAACTGGATTCACCACTCCAAGAAGGAGAGGAAACGAAAACTTAAACCACAAGCTCTGAGACAGGCAAAAGTTAGGAGAACAGCACTCTTGAGAAAACTCAAGGGTGCTTCTTTTTTTCTATGTAATATATAATACGGTTGCATAAAATACATGGCATCGTATACAATTACACTTCAATCACCTGATGGTACAGAAACTACATTTGATTGCCCAGATGATGAGTATATTTTAGAAAGAGCAGAGGAAGAAGGTTTAGATCTACCATCATCATGTAGAGCAGGAGCATGTTCATCATGTTTAGCAAAGGTTTTAGAAGGTAGTGTAAATAATGATGAACAATCATTTTTGGATGAAGATCAGTTAGAAGAAGGGTGGTCTCTCCTTTGTGTTGCCATGCCTGAATCTGATTGTATTATTCTTACAGAACAAGAAGAAAATCTGGAGTAATTAATGAAATTAGAAGACGGATGCTATTCTCTTAAACTAGAATGTGCTTTAAGGGATTTGGGATTCGTCGATATTGGATGGAGGTGTGTGGCTCATGCTGGTTTGTATTTCATCCAACCTTTTGGTTTGCCTGATATACCCCAAGGGGATCTATTAGGTTTTTCAGTAATAAAACAAGAACATTATAGTAAGGCAAGTGGTAAGGTCGTTAAATTATCCCCCACAGCAAGGAAAGCTTTAGACTTTGCACAGTCCAGTTGAATTAGTGTCCACTCTTTGTCACCTTGTCACCTAATGCATGTAATATGGCCACATACGAAACAAAGTTATGCCAGTACAGCAAGAAATCAAGTCACAACTAGCTAAGTTACTTGCTACCGAAGATATCGTAGTTGAGCATAAGAATATTGAAACAGCACAGTTTAATGTAGATACTCGTGTATTGATCCTTCCTATCTGGGAGAAGGCAAGCAACTATGTATATGATATGCTTGTGGGTCATGAGGTAGGACATGCACTCTTCACACCCAATGTGGATCCTCCAAAGGACATCCCTCACAACTTCCTAAACGTATGTGAGGATGCAAGAATTGAGAAATTGATGAAGAGAAAGTATTTGGGTATTGCCAAATCTTTCTATAGGGGTTATAGTGAGATGCATGAAGAGGATTTCTTTGAATTAGATGGTGAAGATATTGATTCTTTTAATCTTGCTGATAGGGCTAATTTATACTTTAAGATTGGTTCGTTCCTTGATTTATCTTTTTCAACTCCTGAAGCGGAGATTATCACTTTAATACAAAATGCCGAAACCTTTACTGAAACCATCGCAGCAGCAGAAGCGTTACATAATTTCTGCAAGCAGGAACAAGAGACTAAACAGAAAACCCAAGAATTTGAACCAAAGACTCAACCGAGTATGGAACAAGATTTGGTCGATGAACAGTCTACAGGTAATACTCCAAGCTCTGGGGATGCTGATGCTGATAGCACTGGGGATATTGACTCTTCCGTTTCTGACCCTGATAGCGATGGTTCTGTGGAAAGTGGGAACAGTGCTTCTGATATTCCTTCTGGGAGCAGCGATAATGATGTTGATCCCTTAGAAACAAAAACTGTAAACTCTCTTGAGCAAAAATTAAGAGATTTGGTTAATACTCATAGTTCTCTTGAGAATGAGTATATAGAAATTCCTAAAGTTAATCTTGACAGTGTTATTGTTGATAATAAAAAAGTTCATGCTTATATAGAAGAAACATGGGCTACAGAATATGTACGTTGTTATGAGAAGTATCATTCTAATAAAGAGTTTTATCAGTCTCATGATTACTTTGGTATTTCGGAGAATTGCTTTGAAGGATCTGATATTGCTTATAGAGAGTTCAAGAAAGATGCTCAGAAAGAAGTTAATTACCTTGTAAAAGAATTTGAATGTAAGAAGGCTGC